TGCTTGCCCCGGCAGCATCAGCTTTGGCCATTGATTCCTGAATATCTGCCCATGCTTCAATGTCAGCAATCTCCACATCGAGCTCTTTTTCCATTAAAGAACTACGCTGTTCCGGTGGAAGTTGATTAACAGCAGTACGCATGTCGGCGCCTGTCGCGGTTTCTGGGAGCTTTTTATCATCAGGTAGCATGAGGTTGATCGCACCAAGGATAGCCGGACCACCTGGTATGAGCGTTGATGCAAGGGTTAATGCAGGTCCCTTCAGTGTATCGAATAAGTTACGAAAATCCATATTAACTTCCGGCGATTGCAGTTGCATTGATGTAGTTAGAAAGAATCCATTGAATTATGCCAGCGACAGAAACACCGCCAACAATGGCATATACAATCTTGGTCGTAAAAAGATCAAATTCTGGCTTACTAACAAAGTTTTCCTTCATATCCTCAATAACTTCGCCCTTTAATTCTATTCGGCATTTAGACATTTTTTCTGGGATGGATAAAACATCATCTTCAATCTTGCGTGAAAGTGTAAATAGTTCACCAAATATCCTTTCATCTTTGGCTGAATGATCGAGAAAATCTTCACGATGCATTGATAGCATTGTTTCAACCCGACCCATGGAAATCTGAGTTTCCATATGTTCACGGGATACCATTGGGACTTCATCACCAGACATCGAAAACTCCTAAGGCAATTTGACTCTATTTTTGAACCAACCATAAATAAATTTTTCGTCTTTTTCCCGGCGTTCCGCCAGTTCGACATAAAATGCACCCTGCAAACTATTCAGCATTTTAGCGAGTGTTTCCTCACCTTCCTTTCCTCGATAAAACAGAAATTGTTTCAAGGCTGATGCCGTAGCTTTCCCAATGGCATTATCAACCACGATATCTGGATAAAGACTTCCAAGATTATTGAGCACATTCAATGAGCGCTGCAAAAATTCACCGGCTCTGCCTGGTCCCATGTTGACAGCAGTATCAACCACTTCATCAGTAATAGGTTCAGATAGTTCAGACAATCCATCTGCATAAACCGAATCCCAATACATCGCAGAATAAATATCAAAAGCGATCTCACGAGGCATATCACGCATTGAACCTGTGTAACCAAATGAACGTGCTACGGCTTCAGTGATGCCGTAATTTGTTTCACCACCTGAATCGGATAAATCATTAGAATATCCACCTTCAACACGGATGATTCCACTAATGATTTTATCTTTAATTGTGGTCATTGTTATGCTATTTCAAAATCGCCACTAAAGAAAAATGATGTGGTAGCCGCTATATCAGCAGCCAGTATCGGCACTAGGCCAGTAGCATCTCCATCTTGATACAATAACATTAGCGCAGTATTTGGGGTTATCCTTCCCATGAAAGAAGTTTTACCAGACTGAGGTGTTACGCCCGTTGTGCCTAATGCGCACATACTATAAGTGTTTGAAACATTTACAGCCGTAAACGGTAATGAAATCTCCAGTGATCCGATCATCCCCCCGATAGCAGTAATTGCCACTCTGCCATTAAAGAAGCATCGCTTACCAATTACTTGGTAGCGCATAGTTTGAGTTGCATAAGTTGGTGACCCTGGCGTTGATGCTCCAGTTAAAACGGGAGTATGTCCAGCTGGTGCACCAACTTGATCGTAAGTCGTACCATTTACTATGGCATCGTCCCAAAATCGAGTTTGTCCAGTAAGGAATACGTTACCAGATGAGGGGAGCGTCTGATTCTTTAAACGAACAACATGGAGTGCATAATTACAATCAATAATATCTGTTGATGTAGTTCTGCACCTCTCCATATACAAAGTTCCTGCAACAGTAGCGTCGAGCAGGACACCTTTTGTGCCGTTGAAATAACATGCTGTAAAACCAACCGTCGATAAATATCCGCTAAAGGCTGGAACTGTTGACCCGCCCTCGAAATAACAATCATTAAATGATAGTGGATATGAGGTAAAAGCATATACTTTTGCAATAGTTGGGCCAGGATCGAAAGTGCAATTATTGAAAACAATATCTGACATTCGTACTGCAGGATTCGCATATACATCATAGTCAGTATTTCCAATAAAATAACAGGAGTTAAAACTTACAACATTAATATAACCATTATCTCCAGCATCAGTTAATGGCGACATATCGACGCCGATTACGTTATATATAACCTCAACATTATCTAAAACAAGATTAAATACGCTGTTAATGAATAAACCAACCTCTGCCCCGGTAATTCTTACATCTTTTAATTTTACATTGCCGGTGAATGTATAAATACCGCCAGTTATGGCAACAAGTATTCCTTGAGTTGTTGAGTTACCCTCTATATTCAGAGATTCAATCTGAGCATATCCGACCAATGTAATAAATGTTATATCGTTATTTAGAGTGTCGCACTCGATAGTAGATGGTGAATCATGTCCTAGACCCTTCAGAGTGACGCCTCGTGGAACGGTTAGAGCCGATGCTATAAAGTAGCTTGAGCTTGATTCTGGGAAAAATACAATGCCTTTCGAAGCAGTGACTGCATCAATAGAAGCTTGAATAGCAGTTGAATCATCTGTTGCACCATCACCTACAGCGCCAAACCATTTAACATTAACTTCACCTGTAACAAGTCGTTTCCACCGACCAGTTGTTATTGATGTGGCTTTTATAATTGTTCCATCATTATCAGTTTCAGTAGAGGCAGAATCCCAATAAAATTCACCGCCACCACCATCACCAGAAGCAGCATATCCAGAAACAAGAACGGTTCCCATTCCTGCTGCAACAGCACGTAATTCCGTGAAGCTAATAAATACCAAATTTAAGGATTTTCTTACTTGTTCTAAATCGCCTGCACTCAATGTCTGACCAACAGCTTCAATTATATTTTGAAGCTCTGTCGGCATTTCATTCCATTCATTTGCCGTTAATGAATTTCCAGTAATTTTATCGTTTAAATCCTGCATGATTCATTCCTCAGATTTGTTCAAATATTAAAGCACAATTTGCTGGTCTTAGCTTATTAAACAAACATTCAAGTGTAACTATTAGCTCTGAACCGAATATAAATGGAAAATATAGTGGAAATCTGCTGGTATCAAGAACTGTAAATTGGATAATAATTGTGAATCTAAGATGTGTTATATCACCAGAAAATAATAACGGGAATGTCATTGGAAATAATGTTGGTACGCTTCCATCAACTCCTGCTTTTACAATAACCGACACTCCAAATAATGCTGCCAGATCAACAAAATCCTGTGCGGTTTGTATCCCAGATGATGCAAGTTTTACCAATATATCACGGCGTCTTTCATCTAATGTTCCATTACCAAAAAAACAATCATCAGGTATACCTAGTGCTTTTTCCCATTCATCAATAAATAAAACAGTCTGATCAGGTAATATTTCCTGTGAATAGCTCCTCAAATATCCATCTGCAGTAAATAATTCACCTGCAAGGCCGATTAATAAATTCCTAAAATTACTATTTTTGAAATTTTTGATTCTGAATAATTTACCTCCTGGCAGATAATTCGCCAGGCTTTTTGCTTGATCATCAATTGTTCTGATAATAGTAACCATTATGGATAAGTAATATTTCCGAGAATACCAATCTCTCCACTAGCAATCGTGATATCACCTATTGGTGCAGAAATAGTAAATGTTGAAACAGAATCACCTGTCACGGTATCAACCGTATTAAATATAGCTGATCGATATGCATCCTGATCAACATTGACGCCGACATTGGTTTGTTCATCAAAAAATTGTCGTAAATTCGCGCTGATTGCATCCTGCATGGTTGATGTATTTGGAGATAATGCAGTGAATATAAAATCAGTTGAAATGCCTGTCGGCGCATTAACAATAACATCTAATGGATCTGTATTTGCTGGTCTGATTGACTGAATAACAGTATCAACATCAATCACTTCTGAAGGTGTTGGGATCGGATCGGCATCATTATCGCGCATGAAATAAATAGTTACTTGTCCAACATTTGGAGTTATTTCCTGAACAAATACCCGGGTAACGCCAGCGACTGTTTTTGCAACAGCTGTAATTTCAGCAACATTGAAATGGGCGATAGGATTCTGAATACGATCTATTAATCTGATCTTTAATTCTTCATCTGTTTCCTGGTCAGTACCACCACCAATTTCACCAAAATCAACATTGGCCTCATCATCCACACCAACTATTGGTGATTGTAATTTCAGCTCAGTGCCAGCCACCTGGTTTGTATCGGCGCCAAAATCCTGGGCTGTAACAGGAACAGGAATTGATGTATGTGCGGCCGTGATAGTACCTGTCGCTGGCGTAGTTGGAGCACCTGAAACCTGATAAGTGAATGTATCCGGACCAGTGATGATGATCTCAGCATCCGTCACGTTATAGTCAGTCTCGCCTGCACCGGCCATTGTCACAGGAACATTATTTGCCAAATTATGATCACCATCCGTAGTAACCGTGGCTGTTGTTCCGCTCCTGGTAATAGACGTCACATTTAATACTGATACTGCAATTACGACAGCATTATCAGATTCATAAACTTTGCCGTCACTTGATACAAATAATGTTGATGCAGGTATCGATGTCGTTGCGGTACCGGTGGCGACGATATTACATCCGCCTGATGTAGCAGCAAGGCGATTAATAGACCAGATCGAAGCCCATCTTTCGAGAAAATCACCTGTTGATGTATCGGGAATAGACTGCTTAATAGCTTCTTTTAATTGTAAATAAAAATCAAAAATACGGTTCGCATAACCAGTAATGATGGCGCCAAGCCAGCTATTCTTCAGGAATGGATTACTTTCAACAACCTCACGCTGAACATCAGTCTTGGCTCGTTGAACGACTTCATCTGCTGATTCTGGAAGATTCAATGCCATTATCTGATTCCTGTAT